GGTTGGGGCTGGGCGGGTTCGCGATCAACCTGCGCTGGTGCCATCCGCCCCCTCTTCGCGTCACCCCCTGCGCGACTTTGGCCGAGAGGGGAGAGGGGAGGGGAGTGTACGCGCAGGGCCTGTGAAGCCCGCTTCGGCGCGTACGATAATTCCTCATAACCGCCCTTATGGAAAATGGGCTATTCATCGGCTGACGTACGGCCCTCGATGACCGTCGCGCCCTCCCCTTCGATCACCGGTCCGGCCGGGCTGAGGTCGATCACCCATCCGACCTGGACGTTGCCCGTGTGGTGCTGGTTCACGTCGATGCGGTCGCCGTAGACCTTGGGCAGGATGCGCGCTGCGGCCCACTTCGCGGCGTCCAGCCTCACGCGCAGCAGGTTCGGGTCAGCCTTCGCGGTCTCGTCCATGGCGATGTCCACGATGCCGTCCGCCAGAGCGTGGGCCTGCTGCTCGCGCGCTCGCGCGTACTGGTTCGCAAGGCCGACAGGCTCGTCGTCTCTCACCCAACGCAGAAACGTGCTGTGATCGATCCCTTGGGCGGTGCAGGCGCGGCGTAGGCTGGTGCCTCCGCTGACGGCGCCGAGGATGGCAGCGACGGCCTGCTCGTCGTAGGCGGTGCGCGGCCGCTTCGGGGCGGCGTGGTCCGGGAGGTTGATGCGGTCGGGCTGGGGCGTGGCGTCGGTCATGCCGCGGAGGATAGCGGCGGGCCGGCGGGCGAGGTAACGCACCGCGAGGCTGAATGGGGAAGGACGCGCGCGAGGCTTGCTCACGTTCCGGAGGGGCTGTCAAGAGACTTGCAATCCGCCCAGGATTTCCAACGGGTCCAGCGAAGGCCAACCGGCTGTTAGGGCAAGGGGGGTGCGTTAACAGCCGGTTCGAGGAGGGGCTACCGTGCCCCCATGACCGGCGATGAATTCCGATCCTGGCGCGAGCGCCACCGCATGACGCAGCCCCAGGCCGGCGTGATCCATTGCGTGAATGAGCGGGTCATCCGCCGGTGGGAAGCCTGCGGACCGGGCGACGCGCCCATGGACCCGCGGTCCGTCATGCTGTGCGCCGCGTGGGACTGGCTGCTGCCCGATCGCCGCAAGCAGCTCCTGCGGCTGGCCCAGCGCCAGAAATGAAACGACCGCCCCGAAGGACGGTCGTCGGTGTGGTCAGTGGGCGCCTGGAGGCTTTGGTGCGTGCAAGATGCCCTCGATCCACACCTCTGCCGCGGAGCAGGCCGGCAGCAGCACCCCGTGATCATTCACCGCCGTGTCGGACATGCCCAGGCACATGCCGACGGTCGGCACCTTCGGCACGACGGCGAATCCGCTCCGGTCGAGGTGCCGGTAGAGCCGCCGCAGCGCGGCGTTCATGATCCAGGAAACCACGCGCGCCATCACCCCTCCGCCAGTTCGTACTGCGCCTGCCGCGTGTCGTCGGAGCCACGGGCGGCCCAATCCTCGAAGTGCGGCCCCGGGTAGACCAGCTTCAGCGCCGGTTCGCCCTGCGCCCCGATGTCCGTGGTGGGGGTGTAGCGGCTGGCCTTCCCCTCCAGCCAGCGGGCGCCGTCGAGGTCGCAGTCCCGCAGGAAATAGAGCTGGTCGGCGTTGCGGTTCATGCCGGTTCGGCTGACCGCGGTGGCCTCGCCGTCGTCGGTGAGCTGCGCCAGGATCAGCACCCAGATCCCCAGACGCTTCACCGTGGCGGCCAGCCATTCGGCGACGCGCCGCAGATGTTCCTCCTCCGACGTGCCCGGCGGGCGCCCGGTGACGAGCTGCCAGTAATCCACGATCACCCCGGCGCAGCGGTGCCGGTACTTCGCGGCGAGGATCTCGGTGCGCAGCCGGTCCATCGTCCCGCCGGGCATGTCGACGTAGACCACGTTGTCCAGCCGCTCCGCCGCCGCGGTGGCGGCATACTGGCCGGCTCGGGCGAGGATGGTGGCGTGGACGTGCCCGATCAGGGCCATGCTGTGGGTGCCGAGTTCGCGCGCCACCTGCCGCTGCTCGATCTCCAGCGCGCCCATCTCCAACGCGAGGTAGGCATGCCGGACACCGGCCCGGTTCAGGGCGTAGCTGATTCCCCCGGCCAGGGCGGACTTGCCGGCCTTGCCCTTGCCGGCGATGCAGTACATGCGCCCGGCATAGAGGCCGCCACCCCACGCCCGATCGATCGACGGGTAGCCGGTGGGGAACACCCTGCCCGGCTTCTCCATGCCCGCGACCATGGCGGCCAGCACCTCGGAACGGGTCCGGGCCCCTCCCCCGTCGACCAGCCCTTCGGCCTCCCCGATCACGACGGACACGGCGTCCTCGATGCGATGGGCCGCGTCCGCCATCACGACGGCGCGCAGGCCGGTGTCGATTAGCCGGCGGCGGGTGGCAAGCTGGCGAATCGTGTCGGCATAGTCGATCACCGCGGAGGCCAGCCCCGCGGCGCCGGCCAGCCCGGCGAGGTAGGCCCGGCCCCCGCCGACCTCCTGCAGCACGTCGTCACAGGCCGTCGCCACGTCGCCCAGCAGCCGGTGATCCACCGCCCTGCCCTGCGACACGCGCTCGGACACGGCGCTGTAGATTGCGCCGTGCACCGGGTCGGCGAAGTCCTCGGCGGTCACCCGCCCAACGGTGCGGCCGAAGGCGGCGGGTTGCGTCAGCAGGGCGCCCAACAGCGCCTGCTCGACCTCGGGGTTGGCGTGGCGGTCAAGCATGCGGGAAATCGCCGGGGTGTTCCGCAGCTCGGCGAAAGCAGTGTCCATGGGTCAAACCTCGGTGGGGGTGTCGAAGAACAGCGGGATTTCGGAGAGGGAGGAGGCTTGCCGCTTGGCCTGGGGCGGCGCGTTGGCGTTGCTCGGCGGCGGCTGGCCAGCGGGGAACTTCCGCTCGGTCACCGGGCTGATGCAGTCGTTCAGCCACGTCGCCTTCCAGTCCCGCTTCAGGCCCTTCGAGCCCGGCAGGTCGGTCCAGTAGTTCCGGAAATTCTCCCAGCGCAGGCCCAGCACGCGCTTGGTCAGCAGCGGCATCTGGTGCTTTTCCCGGGTGTGATTCGCCGCCTGTGCCCAGTCGTCCGGCAAATCGCCGTCGGGAACGCGCGTGCCCCGCTTGGTCTGCTTGGCGGGTTCAGGCGGGTTGTCGTTGGCCGGGAGCGTGACCACCCCTTGCTCGGCAAGATCGGGCAGCGCGTCGCCCGGCAGGGCGCGCACAGACTCTTCCTTTATTCCTTTATTCTCTTCATTCAAGTTTGTGTCGGTGACACTCCGCGTGGAGTGTCGGTCGAGTGTCGGTCGAGTGTCGGTCGCGTTTTCCTGAAGCTGATATTCGTCGTAATTACAGATGGTTATGACGTTCTGGACAGTGTCGGTCGAAATCTCGACCATGCGCTCTTCGTGCAATCGCGCAATGAACCGACGCACCTTCGGAACGTCCCAACCCCAGGCGGAGGCGAGGAACCGAAGGGCAAAGCTCAGTTGCCCCCGGCGCAGGGTGATCCGCTTGCCGCAGATCATCTCCACCTCGTCCCGCCACTTCGCGTTCTCGACCAGCCACGCCCAGGCCGCGCGCCGGCAGTAAGGCTCACGCGCGCCACCGAAGGCCGGATGGTCGAGCCACCCGCGGTGCATCAGGTAGAAGCCGCTCACGATGCCCCCATTTCCGCAGCGCGCATATCCTCGACGGTCCGGAGGATTCGCGCGGCAACCTCGCGGATCCCGTCACGGTCCCAATCGTGCTCCTGGGCAATTTCCTGAAGGTCGCGCGCAGCCCCTTCCAGCCGCTTCAGAGCATCCGGCGGGGCGACGCGCCGGCGCGGGTTGGAGACCGGCAGATGGGTGACGCTGTTCATGCGGACGTCCTTCCCTTCGCCTGAAGCGCAAGGAGGCTGTGCTGCACAGGCATCGTCTCGATGCGATCTGCGAAGCGAGCAGCCTCCTTCCACGAGTTGCCGTCACGACCCTGCTTCCTGGCGGCGAAGCTCCAGGCCATAGAGTCGGCGGTGTGCAGAAGATCGCGGACGAGGCCGGATTGCAGCGCGGTCGTTTTCACGCCGAACCCGTGCAGCAGCAGGTCGGGCCGCTCACGCTTGATGGCGAGCAGCACCTCCTCGATGCTGGACGGATCTCCGTTGCGCTTGCAGACTGAGCCCACCCCCACCCACATGCCGGGCTGGAGACGGTCGCCGTACATGCGCATGTGTCTCACGTAGTCGGCGGGTGCATAGCCTTGCAGCACCGGCATGACGTAGACACCCCCCGTGTCGCAGGCGGTGATCCGGTCGTAGCGCTCAATGGTGAGCTGCTGGTGCTCCTCAATGGTCTTGCCGGTGATCGCCAGCATGTGCGCTTCGCACATGTAGTCCTGCGCCACGGCGGCCAGCAGATTTCCGTTCCCGGACCAGCGGCGGATTTCCGCAGCGTAAGCTTCCGGCTCCTCCGGATAGCCGCCGTGGGTTAGGATCGTGCTGAACGCTCCGCTGTCCATGATCCAGTCGCCGACGTCGAAGCCGCTCTTGCGCTTCTTCAGGCGGTTGACCGAGACGAACGCGGCCTCGACTTTCCCAGCGTCGCTCGGCTGGTGCATGCCGACAAAAAAGCGCATGTGTTCAGGCTCTGCTTTCATGCGGATGCCCTCCGCACCACCTCGGCCCACTCCGCGCGCCAGGACGGCGCGTTGCTGTTGGCCGCGGGCGGGTGCGCCGGGTGCTCCTTCGACCAAGCGCGGATGTTGCCATGGTCCCAGGCCCAGCCGCCGGCATGCGGGCGGGCGCGTTTGCGGATCTGGTCGCGCATGGGTGTGGCGTTGCTCATGCTGCGGGCTTCCTGCTGACTTGGCTGGGCAGCGCGTCGAGTTCGTAGACCTCGACCGACAGGCCCGGCTTCGTGTCGTAGAATTTCGAGATCGAGACGGACACGGCCTGCACGTCGTCCTTCCAGACCACACCATTCAGGGCGTCGAGGACGGCCTTCAGCACGTTGTCCAGGTCCGGCTTCGTGGTGGGGCGGACGGCGCCCCGGAGCGCGGCGGAGGACTTCCAGGCGGCCCAGCCATCGGGGGCAAGGCACGTCACGCGGATGTCGACGCGGACCGGCCCGTGGACGAGCGGGCGCCCGGACATAGCCCGCTGCGCCTCGCTCTTGACCTCGGACTCATACCGGCGGGTCTTCTCCGGGGTGCGGGTGGTGACCCCGCCCCCCGGCAGACGCGCGAACTTTGGCCGGCCCTTCCCCACAACGGGACCATCCAGGCGCAGCGTGACGAAGGGTTCGGCCATCATGATCAGGCGGCCTCGCTGTCGGCGCCGGTGGCGCTGTCATCGTTGGCCGGCTTCGGCGTGCCCCCCGGACGCTCCCAGGCGCGCGCCTTGCCGTCCTTCTGGTCGGCCCATCCGCGCTGGATGTGCTTGGTCTCGCCGTCGGTGAAGCCCTCGCCCGCCTCGCTGACGGAGCGCCCGGCCTCCGCCGCGTCGTAGCCCACGTGGTACATCTCGACCTTGCGCGCATCGCTCAGCCGCCCGCGGCGGGTCTTCTCCTCGGCCGCCGGTGCCGCGCTGTTCTGGATGGCCTCGGTGGTGTAGGGCGCGTTGAGCGCGACGCCGATGCTGTTGTCCGTCGGGATGGAGGCGATCACCGTGTCGCGCACCTCGAACGGCGACAGGTCCCGGCCCAGCTTGCCGACCAGATCGTTCAGGGCATCGGCACAGGTCTGAACGAAGGCGGGCGCCGCCATCGGCTCGAACACCTCCTGGTCGCGGTGCAGCAGGACGTGCACGGTCGCCTCGCTGCCGTCGCCCAGCTTCTTCGTGCCGACATCGATCACCGAGAAGAGGGGGCCGTCCGCGTCGGCGTTCAGCAGGTCAATGCCGTCGTCCTCCTCTTCGCCCGGCTCCTCGTCCGACAGGGCCTCGATCTCTTCGTCGGTCGAGTCATCCTCGCCGCCGTCCACCTGCTCCATCGGCAGCGCCTTCTGGTCCGGGTCGATGTTGGGCGCCGGGCGCTTGCGATCGAACTGCGCCGCGTCGGTCAGCACCAGGGTCAGCGACGCACCGATGTGGGTGATCAGCGCCGGGCCGGCCTCGTCCACGTTCACGGCCTTGAGCGCGATCTTGCCCTTGCCGTCGATGTTCTCCAGCTTGACGCCGAAGGACGGATAGTCGCCGACCGCGACCACGCCGACGATCTGCGGCACCAGCTCTTGCATTAATGCGGTGAAGCGCTCGGACGCCTCCCGCTGCTGGGCTTCGTTCGGCCGCGCGACCTTGCAGAAGGCGGTCATCATTTCGTCGCGACCCTGCGCGACGAGTCGGTCCTGATGCTGCTGGGTAATCATGATCTGCCTCCAGTTGGTGAGGGGTTCAGCCGACGCGGTTGGCCGGCGTGTTGGTGTTCGCCGCTTGGGCGGCGAGCCCGGCGAAGACGAACGCCATCGGCGCTGCGTTCGCGTTGCTGGCCGCGATCTGCACGGCGTTGGCCGTGGGCATGCGGACAGTGAGGGTGTCGCCCCGGAGGATGCCGGCGGTGCCATTGGCCAGGGCAGCGGAGAGGATTTCAGCGGTACGCGGGGTCATGGCCGTTTCCCATGCAGTGGGAGGAAGGTGACGACCACCGTGGCGCCCTGGTCGATGACGACGTGCAGGACGTGGTGGTCGAGGCTGACGAGCCAGCGTTCACGCGCTCCGGCGGCAGCGATCCGGCACGCGCTGGGCTGCCGGTTGTCGTTCGCGCGGGCGGCGGTGATCTGGCGGAAAAGCTCGGTCTTCAGCTCGACGGTGAAGGCCAGCCCATAGCGCTGGTTGAGCCGCCGGGCGGCGTGGCCTTCTCGGCTTGGGTCGAGGTGGACGGGCTGGCGGGCGGTCATTGGGCGCCGCCGTTGCGCCGAGGCTTGCCGTAGAGCCCAGCTTCCCAGGCCTCGGCGGCGTGGCTATCCGGGGTGTGCACGGCATCGAACAGACCGTCGCCGAACGTGGCGCGCAGGTCGTGCCAGCCGTCGTGGTTGGGCTCCACCCTGCCGTCCATCCAGTTGCGAAGGGTCTTGGCCGGATAGTCGTGGCCGGTCTTCGCGCGGATCAGGGCGGCCAGTTCTTTCGCGAAGCTGGTGGAGCCCTGGAGCGCCATGAGCAGGCGCAGCAACCGGCGCTGACGGGCCAGCCGTTCGGCTTTCTCGGCAGGCTTGGAGGGAAACTCTTGGGCAGAATTCGCCATTTCTGACCGTGCCTGTTCGGCGGCACGATCCAGCTCACCGAAGTCGAACAAGGCGGGCGCTTCTGGCGCTGTTCGCTTCGGGCGTTCATCCGGCACGTGAGCCCGGAGCAACGACAGTTGAGAGGCGGCAACCATGTCACCGACCCCCGAGCACGACGACGAGCGCCGTCACGGCGAGCACCAGCATGGGCAGGCCCAGGACGGCCAGAGCGTCGGCCGTTCCGAAAGTGGCAGGGCCACCAACGGAATGGTCATCCCCCTCCCCAGACGTGCGCTCGCTCAGCGCCCCGCGGCCCGGCAGAATGGCCGTCATGGTGGACTGGAGAAGTCCGACCCGGCGGCGGGTGCCCGGAAGCGCATGCCCCGCGATCCTATTCCCCATGGTGCCTCCGAAATCTGTGGTGTCCGGGTGTGGGGCCTTCCGGCCCTGCGCATGTCCGGCGGTGTGATCCGCATGCGGGTCGAGGAGCCGCCCGCCCAGCGGCCCCGCCCGAAGCTGGTCTATTCGGCGGCGTGCGCGCTGACGGACGAGCCGCGCGATGGCTGAGGTCGAGGCCTGTATGCCCCGATGAATGTTTCAGCGCGCTCGATCACGGTCAGGGTGATCCCTGCGCCGCTCTCCAGTCGCTGCATGAACTTGTGATCCCCGACAGCTTCGACCCCGAAGCGGTGAGGCGACATACCCGTCTCTTCGAGAAAGGCTCGAACGCGGGCGATCACGGATGCGCGTGTCTTCATCATGACGCCGATCATCGGATAATTTTACCCCGTCGTCTAGGGTATATTTACCCGTATGGGGTAGCGCTTACCTTCGGTAAAATCTCCCCTATGAATGCAACCTCGACGCAACAGCCAGAAACCCGTATCCAGCGCGAACTCCGCCGCCGGATGGCGGCGCTCAACATTGATGGCCCCACGGAGTTGGAGCGGCGCGCGGGATTGCGCGAAGGCGCTGCCAAAAACATCCTGCGAGGCAAGTCGAAGAATCCGCGCGCCGATACGCTCCAGAAACTCGCTCAGGCACTTGGCTGCTCCGTAGCTGATCTGACCGGCGAGTCGCACGCAAAGCAGATCGCCGACGACTCCTACATGGACTTGAGCGAAGAAGCGAACGAGCCGGACGTCGGTTTGACGGCGAGAATTGAAGAGCTCGATATTAAGGCCAGTGCTGGAGCTGGAACGCTGGTCGATGGCCACGCGGTAATTGGTCAGTGGCAGATACCAGCTCTAGTGATCCGTGGATTTACATCAACGCCTGACGAGAACTTGAAGTTCATCCCTGTTGTTGGCGATTCAATGCAGCCAACCTTACACCCAGGCCAGCGACTGCTTGTAGATGTGATCGATCGGATCCCCTCGCCGCCTGGCATTTTCGTCCTGTGGGACGGTCTTGGCTTCGTGGTGAAGCGCGTCGAGGTGATCCCACACAGCGACCCGATCACAGTGCGCATCACGTCGGACAATCCGCGATACACGTCCTACGAACGAACCCTGGACGAAGCCTACATCCAGGGCCGCGTTATCGGCGGCTGGAACTGGCTATAGGAATGTAATAATGTCAACACGCGCACAGTCTTCGCCATCTGCGATGGGGCAATGGTCACGCTTGCGTTGTTGGACCGCCCTAGGCATTGTATGGCAGAATATAGGAGGTTGCCTGATAATTTAGCGCGCCCATATTGCTGAACAACTGCAACAAAGATCTCTTGAAGCGCTGAGGAAATGCTATGACTTCTGGTTCACCTACAATTAAAGCAAAAAAGACAGCTTTGGTTTTGTTTTCCCATATCATTAATCCATCTATTGAGCGACTATTGGCTGACCTATCAGCTGTATCATGTTTAAACTTTGACTTCTGGATGACCGGATACTTTGGAGGCAACTCGAAAGCAGCTATAAACCCTCCCAGTCCATGGGAGTTTTACGAGACAAATGAAGAGACGATCAGAGCCCTTCCCTATCCAAATAAAATAACTAGCGTTAACGATTGGGAAACTTTGCGCCGCAATGTTGATTTGCCGCTTCTCGCGTTTTTCAGGGAAAACAGCGAATACGACAATTATTGGTTCATTGAATATGACGTTCGATACTCTGGAAAATGGCGGGAATTTTTTGAAGAGTTCACTAACACCGATGCGGACCTAGTTTGCGCTCACCTCACCAAACGCACTTCGGGCGATCAATGGATGTTCTGGGGCTCGCTTGCCTCACCGGATTGTGCAGAAGAGAACCACATCAGGGGATTCCTGCCGCTTACCAGAGCGTCAAACCGTTTAATGTCATGCATTAATGAAGCCTATATCAATGGCTGGAGCGGGCACCCAGAATCAACATGGCCCACTATAGCAAAAGCAAATGATTTTTCCCTTGAAGCTATCGGAGGCAAAGGATCTTTTACGCCCAAAAATCGCCAAGGAAAATATTATCAGTCCGCCTACTTCGAGAGCGGCGTGTTTCTAAGCACATTTGCTGCATGGCCTGCGTATTCTGCCTCAAACAATTTTGAGCGCGGCCATATCAGGAATTACGAGAACCTCCTATGGCACCCCGTAAAATAGAACAGATTTGAATGGCTACGCTATTTTATGGTATTTGGCTTCAAAGACCGCCCCCTAAATAATCGCCGTCAAGTGTCCATCTAAAATCAACGCGGAAAGGACTTAAGATATGCTCGTTTCATACTTCGATGCTGAAGGTTTCACGCGTAGTTTCAACGGAGAGTTGATCGAGACAGAGCCTTGTCAGGGTCTCGGAACGGCTTGGACTGAAACCTACCGGCTGTCCGATGGCCGTACCTTGACCGCCACACGTCGCTTGGACTGGGGAATGTTGCTGGACGTCTCAATCCAAGAGTCGATGCGCCTGTAAAGGCAGGCAGCGCGCATCTCCCAAAGTCACCAGGGCGCCTTCGGGCGCCCTTCGCGTTTCCGGGGCGTTGCTTCAGCAGCGCGCCTGACGCCTGCCCTGGGGTGGAGCCGCCGTCCGGAAATAGGACAGCACATAGACCCGCACAGCGCTGGACAGGCTGCCGGCGGACAGGGTTTCCAGCTCGCCAGCGAGGCGGGTGCAGAGGGCGCCCACGGTCACCTCTTCTCGCCGGGCGATCTCCGCCAACCCGTCCCAGAAGGCGGCCTCCAGTCGCATGCTGGTCCGCTTGCCGTCGATGATCACGTTTCTCGGTTTCCGAGCCGCCTGCATGCTAACTCCGAGACAATTTTCACGCGCATATGTGAACGTCGCGGAGGCGAAAATCATGTGAAGTCCATCACATGGAAATCCTATAGAGCACTATGACGCATGGATTTTACGCGCGCACCCGTTGAAGTTACAGCGGGATCGCCGCCAGCCCACAATCGCCCTGGCCGATCTGACGGGCATGCGCCGCAAATGCCTCTGCCTCCTTCTGCTCAGGCTCCCTGACGATCAAAGCGTCCCGGTGCGCCGCCTGCGCGTTGCCCAAGAGCATCACCGCAGCCACCGTGCGCGCCCGGCCCGCATCCCGCGTCGACACCACGACGCGCCGTCGTGCGGCCTCAACGACGAAAAGCTGACGGGGCTGCTGCTCGGGCATCGGACGTCTCCAAGTTGAATGTTCTCTTTAAGTTCTTATTGGGCGTTCGCGGGAGTCAAGCCGGAACCCGCAGGGCAAGCCGCGCATCGCTGGGGTAAATTTATCCTATTTGTCCTTGACAGGGTATTTATACCCGATTAGCGTACCCCACACCCACCCGAACGGATGCCCCGTAGCCCGGATGGGTGGTCCTCCCTGAGCCTCACCGCCGGGCCGCGCTCAAACAGCAGCGTCCCGGCGGGCCTTCTGGGGAGGGGATTTTTCAACGAGGGGGAACCACAATGGCTCAACGCCTGAACTTCGACGAATTCTTCTCACGCTCCGCCGACGCCCTGTCGGAAGACAGCGAACTCGGCATGGCTCTGGCCCGGCTGCCCAAGGTGAGCGCCGATGGGCCGTGGCTGGCCGGTGGGGCGCTGCGGCGCACGCTGATGCGGCAGTCGCTCGACAGCGACTTTGACTTCTTCTTCGCCAGCGATGTGCAGTTCAACAAGTTCTGCGAGGCCATCAAGAAGGCTGGCGGCTGGCAGGTTTCGAAGAACGACCACAACACGACCTTCCGGCTGCCGTCCGTCGCTCCCGAGCCGACCGGCGAAGACGAGTTCTCGCCCTACAAGCCGGAACTGACCATCCAGGCCATCACAACGCAGTGGTACGAGAGCCCGGAGGCCGTGGTGGAGAGCTTCGACTTCACCCTGTGCCAGTTCGCCTACGACGGCACCGACCTGATTTGCGGCGACTACGCCCTGTGGGACCTGGGCCGCAAGCGCCTCGTCCCCCACCGCCTCAGCTTTGCCACGTCCAGCCTGCGCCGGTTGCTCAAGTACACGAAGCAGGGCTTCACGATCTGCGGCGGCGGCCTCGCGAACCTGCTGGAGCAGGTGCTTGAGCGCCCGGAAATCATCCACGCCGAGACGCAATACATCGCCTGATCGCGCACACCCCCCCCCCCCCCCGGGGGG